GGAAAATATGTCGTTTTACTTTCAGTCTATAATGGAAAATACAGTACCCTTCTTACTAGCGTGGGAAGCGTATGTATTCTTTATGCTTTGCTTTTTCTTAAGCATAGTAATAAGACTGCATAGAATCGAATACAAGCTAGACAAATTAGCAGGAGCTAAACCAAGTCACGGCTTTATTCATAAGTTAATTAAATACTGGAGAAGTATATGAAAGTTGTCAAAACAGACAAACTGGTAATAGCACCAGACAAGCACCTTTCACTAGGTGGATTAATCAAGTTATACGAAGATATGATGAAGAGTGGTCGCATCAAGGCAGATAGTGCCGCATCAGTTCGTTTAACTCAATTACGCAAACGAGCACAAAAACGAAGGAAGTGGTTAAATACGCCTTATGCAAAAAGAAAATTTATGCAAGCCCCTCAACAAGTCTGATTTCGAGAAGGTCCTAGAACCAATACATAAAACATATTGGAACAAAGCGTATAAGAAACTTTCAGCTAAAATGTCAAGTTTACGGAGTTCGTTAAAGCGGCGAAGTGAACAATATGATGTTAAGTTTGAAATAAGCTCTCAAGAAATACGAGAGTTATTTATGGAAGCTTATGGAGAGGGGTGTAAGTATTGTGACAAGCAGTTGACATTTAGAACAATCGCTTGTGACCATATAATACCTCTCTCTAAAGAAGGTCCTTCAACAAAGGAGAATCTTCAGCTTATTTGCAGGACCTGCAATACGAGAAAAGGTCCATTGAATGAACAAGACTTCACAGTCTTAATTCAATTAATTGGAGAACTACCAGATGAACTGAGTAGTTATGTAATGAAGAAACTAGCAAAGGGAGGAAGGTACTAATGGGCTTAGTTAATGAAAAAATAATAGACCTCATCAAAGCACGGCTAGAAAAAGGACACGAAGAATATAACAGAGATGTTCCTATCAGGCGTGAGCGTAATCTATCAAATATAGATGAAGCTGTTGATGAAGTTTTAGATTTAGTTGTTTACTTAACAGCTTATACATTAGAATTACAAGCAGACCGTGAAGAGAAGAAACCAAATAAAGCAACAATGGAAGTAAGCGATTTAATGTACATATTTAAAGGCTTACATTCAATTCACGAAGAAGCTTGGAGAGATAATGCACAAGTTACAGCCAATGAGATACACGACCTTATTTCAAAAATGAAGAAGTCGTGTAACTGGACACACGAGGACGATAAGAAGATTGGTCAAACAGATAACCCTATCAATAAGGTTATGGACCATAGTCCTCACGACCCGGGAGATGAAAACGATAGTCCGTTATCAGCTCCTACAAAGTGTATCCCCGGAAGTAACTGCGATTAGAAATAGGTAGGGCACCACATTAAGTAATTCTTCTTGAGTTTGTAACCTAACGGTTGCTCAAGTGAGCCGACAGAGTAGCAAGAATGGAATTATCCTAGCGATACTGGAAGCGAAAAGAAAAGAGTTTGACAAATGTAAAAGGTTGGCGTCTGGTGCCCAATCTAGAGAGAGGATAGTATGAAGAGCTTAGAGCAAAAAGCTAGAAAATACTGTGCCAACTATGATATTGGTAAGTGTTTAGGCGTAATGATTGAAGTAATAAGGAAAGACGGAAGAGTAGGTATGAGGCAAAGGCTTAATATAAAGAAAGCAGGAAAACCCTGCACTATAGAAGGCGGATGTAAGTACTACGATAACTGTGTAATAGGGACAAAAAAAGAGGCACATTAAACGCCTCTTTTTTTAATTGTCCGTTAACAGGAATCAGTCTTCGTCAAATAAGCCGTATATTCCGTAACTTACTGGTAGTCCCATAGCCACACCCGCTGTTGCTCGTCTTAACAAACGCTCTTTTAAATCTGGGTCCATTTTTGTAGTATAATTCTTTGTTGCATCTTTTGCCATAAAATTTATATCTTCCATCGTCTTTCTATTCTGCTCAGATATAATCTCTCTAGGCTTGAAGTTATTAAATTCTGGGTCCAAATCATATATCTTTTTCTCAGGTTCAGGTATTTTCTTCAAATCGCTTCTACTACCATCTCCCATTTTCTTAGGCTTTCTCTTTAAGAAGTTAATTGCCTTCAATCCCGGTCTATAGGGTTCGCTTATTATAATAGTATTATCACCTATAGGAGCACCAAATAAATCAAATACATCAGAATTAACAAACTCTGGTCTTACTCTTTTAGACGTACCAATCTGTTTAAACTCTATTATTGCTCGAGTTCCACCCTTTAAATAGTTACTTTTTCCTTGAGGAGAGTAATCTAATAAGACACTACCACTCTTAGTCCTACTCATATTAAGACCTTTTTCTTTACCATAAGACATAACATCATCTAAAGTAAAGTACAATCCCTTACCTCCGGGTTTATTTTGTAAATCAACCATAAGGTTATGATATACTGGGTCTTTCATCATATCCCAATTAAGAGAATCAGGGTTCGTATTTTTATTCAGAAAAAATTTCGTGTTTTTACCAGAGAAAGTTCCACTTAATTCATTGTCCCATCTCTTTTTAATAAGATTCATCCTATCTTGACCAACAGTACGAGTTACTTTACCTTCAGTAGCTTCAGATAAGAAAGGTTTTATATAAGCTTTTAATGGTCCGGGTATAGGTCGACCAGCTTTTTTAAGCATCATATAATCTTTTTCTATGTTATAATGAGCTATTTTCCTAGCGTCACTATAATCTTTCATTTCAGGAACCTCTGAATATTTAATTTTGCCTTCTGCACGAGTTCCTTTAAAATTTACTAATTCTTTTTGCCCAGCTTCGTGTGCAACTAACCTAGCTCTATTAGCTGTATCAATAGACTCTTGAGTAGCTTTACCTAAACCAGTTACTTTAGTACCTGCACTATCGCCAAGTTTAAAAAACTGATTGGTTAAACGACCACCCATACTAACGGCTTCTTTACCAACGGCTAAACCCTGACCCCACTTACCCCATTTACCATAAAATCCCGGCATATTAATGTCAGAACCTTGCATAACTTTAGCTGTAGTACTACCACCTTTACGACCATAATACTTATTAATAACCTTACCAGCCTGTTTTGTTAAAGCGGCACCACCAAGTAAACTACCACCTAAAACTGCTATATCCTGTATAGTTTCTCTCTCATTTTCTTCAGCATTTATGTATGCTAAACCAGTCGCAGATACTGCACCAGCGGCAAGTTTCTTAGGCGTAAGTTTCTTAGCGGCAAGTTGGGCTATCTTAGTAGGATTCATCTTCTATTCTCACCACCCTTTTCAGAAGGTAACCAATCCATAGGTTCTCCAGTATCACCGGTATAGACTTTTTTTCTTTTCTCTTTCTCTTGACAGGATTCACATACCCATCCATCAATATTATCTAAAGGTTTATCGCATTCAGCACAGTGATTCGGTATTGGCATCTATAACTCCTTAATATATTAGTTTTTGCCCTATTCTAGGCGTTTTTTCTTCTTTAATTTTACTGCCCATTTGAAGTACTGGTAAACCAGTCATCTTAGTAACAGCGTAATATGGATTTTCTATTACACCTCCGGGTCCTACTACATCTCGTATTAATCTACCAAATGGTGCCATAGTCCACAAGTAATAATCAGTTAATTGTGAGTAATCATCTGACATCATACCTTTAAAAATAGGCGGTAGTAACCTTAACGCAGGAGGAGTTACAGCCTGTAAGGGACCAATAGGAGAGCCATAAAAAGCTCTTTCACGCTCTTTTTCATCTCCCATTAGTAAATCAGCCGTATCTTGCATCCAGTTGTAAGGAGCTGGTAAAGCATTTTCAAACAATGAATACATAAATAAATTGGACATTCCAATCATAAACGCATCAGCCATTGCTAGACGCTTAAATGTTTCCATTTCTTGAGTTCCTTCTTGATACCCAGCAATCTTCGCTCTCTTTAATACATCGTTTCTGAATCTAACAGAGTTCCAGCTCCATAGCTGGAAACGACTAAACACCCTACCCAGAGTACTATTTGTCCATAAAGGTCTGTATGGAGCACTATAAAGGAATTGAGTTCCCTTAACGCCACGCTTTGCCATATTAATAAGGAATGGCGAATTGTAGTCTTTGATAGCTCCACCGAATTTATTCTTAGCTTGTATATAATGAGCCATAAACGAATCACGTCTCAATGTTCTTTCAGGAATACGCATAAATGAAGACGCTTTTTCAAACAAAGGTCTGGTTAATTTATGCTTCTTACCTATCTGCCATAAGCTTTCATCTGATAAGTTAGGGTCTCTTTTTAATTTACTAACAACATCTTTAGTAAAGTTTTGCATCCTCTGACTTTTTAATTGAGGATTTAACCCTGCTTCGTATACTAAAAATTCTTCAATAACTCCTAATTCTTGCATCCATCGTTCAACATCCTTCATACTTTTCCATTCAGGATTTATATTTGTTTTAAGATACTCAAAATCTCTAGCTTTCTTAAGGTTACCATAGCCTGTACTTATCCAAGTATGCACAGTACCACCATAAAGGTTTGCTATAGAACTCTTAGGGTGAGCAAGTAGAGAGGCTAATTGCCATTTAGCCTCCAGAGAACCCCATCCTTGTAACTGGGTATACTCCATTCCACTCATCTCATCTATTGTAGCTTCGTCAAGATTCATCTTTTCAAGCTCTTTACGACCAACACCTAATCTTTTCCGTATATAATCAATTCTTTTCTTAGCAGTACTATCAGCTAACCACTTATAAGGAGTACCTTTAATCTTCATATTAGGATTATTCATAACGTGCTCAGGGATATGAGTTGGATAACCCATAGCACTCTGAGTATAAAGTTTAAAGAAGTTATTCCACTCACTTGCTAACTTTGCATCACCAGTCTGCTTATAAAAAGACTTATTAAAATTGTGCATTGCAGTCCTTGCTGATACTTGCATTGCTTGTTTAAAGAAAGTGTTAATAGTATTCTTCATATAAGATTCATAAGCTTCAGGATTAATTTCCCAACCACCTATATGAGACTCTCTACTGAATTGATTACCAACTCTTTTTAAATCTTTAGTAAGAATGTTCATAGCTTTCTTTTTTCTACCCATAGCTTCATTCTTTATAACATCTAACATAACATCAAAGTTGTCACCCATCTGGTCTTTACTAATAAAATCACCAGTTAAGTTTTTATAAGAATGCCATAGCTTTCTCATATCAGCAGTCTTTTCTTCTTTAGTTAGGTTAGGGTCATTCTTAACATTCTTCATAGCTAACTGTAATCTCTGGTCAGCTTTCTTTCTATCAAAAGACATATGAGGAAAATATCTTTCAGCTCCTAAGTCACCAGTCTCATCAAACTTACCAATCTGTAAATCTTTTCTTATCTTATTTAATGCTTCCTTAGTACGCAATGAATTAGGAGTATGGCTATGTACTATTCTTTTAATAACCTGTCTCATACCATCTATCCCTAATTCTTCCATAGGTATAGTTTCATTCCGTCTTACTGTGTCATTGATATAATCGTGAAATTTTCTTCTTAACTTATCTAAACCTTCCCAAGTAACAGAGCCATCCTTCTCTGCAATCTTTAGCCAATTATCAACCTTGACTCTGTCACCAGTCATCCATTGTCGGGTTTTGATGTTCCACTGGGTAAGAGTGTTATTAATTTTATCAATAACCTGCTCACCTGACATTTGTACTCTACCTTCTTTAGTAGGTACTATATAAACTTTATCTTTTAATTGATTATAATCACCACGCACATCATTCCAGTTCTTTATATAATCATATTTCTGGAAGTCAGACTTATGTCCATTTGTTTTATTTTTCTTATCTACAAATGGTATCATACCTCTTTCTCTCTTAGCTACAGCTATTTTAAATAAGATGTCACCATCTTCCAATGCTGTAAGTATAGGTCTTAAATCATCCTGAAACTCCTGAATAGATTCTTCAGACTTTTGCATAGATAATTCTTGAGTACGAGCTGATAACTGTTGTATCTCTCCCATAACAGAAGTAGGTCTAATTGTTCTAGCATTTTCTAATGTATTACCTAACCTATCTTTGTATGGACCAACATCCTCTACCCAATCCATCATTGCAGGTTCTCTCATTAAGTCTCTATTAACTGCTTTAGGAAACATCCAGTAATAAGCTCTTTTAATTCTAGGGCTTTTATCTTTACCAGTCATCCAGTCCATAGTTTTTCTAAACCAAGTACCATCTCTCATTTCCTGCATATATCTATCTAATGTTTTAAGGTCATATTTAGTAGCTTGATTGATATTTTTCTTAAATAAACCCCTAAATAAGCCGTTTAAATTGCGTCCATCAAGATTATGATAGTGGTCTAAGTGTTCTTTTATGTTATTTACTATGGTTCTTAGCTCAGGGTCTTTGATTTTACCAGATTTTAAGCCTCTAAATGGGGCTATATCGTCCAAATACATTTTTTCTGACTCACTGATACGGTTCATATCAACGAATTGTCCCTCTATTTCACGACCTCTTGAGTCAAAAAAGCTTGATACATCTTCAGCTTCTTGCTCTTGGCGAATCTTTTTAAAGTCTTTTTCACTAATATCATTCTCAGACTTCTTAATTAGGTCATCATAATTCTTAAAGAACTGCTTTAAGTTCTTATCATCAACGGCTTTAGAGCTAATACCAGCTCTAGTTAAAGTAGTATTCTTCATAAACTTATCCATTTCGAATACTTGCTGTTTTAAATTTTCATTTTCACGCATTTTCTCAAGAACTTTTGAGCGTTGTCTATCTCCACGGGTATAAGTGCCCATATAAAGCATATCAAATAATTCTTTACCACCGGGAACATCCTTTATACTCTCTTTATATTCCCTAATAACTCTATCAATATTCATTTGGTCTACTTTAGCATCAGCTTTATCATTTAAACCAAAAGCTTTACGAGCTTCTTCTGCTAATTTTTGAGTTTCTTTATCTTTATAATCAGTCTGTAATATATCATCTAAACTTTTTCTCTTCTTAGCCATCTGAAAAGATTTGGATTTTATAGCATCAACTTCAGTATGTATCCCCTTAATAGCATCATCAGACATACCATACTTAGTAATAACATCAGTTACACTTTTCATAGTAGCGATGTCACTTAAATCATTAACTAAGAAGTCTTCAGCTTTTAATACTAGATGTTCTAAGTAAGCTCGTCTATAATTAAAGTCACCAGTTCTCATAGGTAGGAAATCTCTAGGTATTTTACCAGTTATATATACTTCTTTCCCGCCTTTCTGGTATGTAGAATCAACAAACTTTTGCCATTCAGTTTCATTCTTAGCAAGAGCTTCTAAACTTTCATCTAAGAATAAACGCCTCTCCATTATCTCTGTAATAAAACGACCCTTCTGACTAGCTAATGTATCTCTACCCATAACCTCTTTTAACCAATCAAATTCTTGTATCTTTTGTACGTGGTCAGCATATACCTTATCTAATGATTGAGTATTAAGTCTTCTAAATACATTATCAGACCAATTAATACCTCTCATACTCTCAGCTATTTGAGGAAGGAATGTATTTTTAGCTGACTCTGGTAGGTAAGTAAACTTATTTACACCAGAAGATATTTCTGAATAACTCCATCTTCTATTATCCTGATGATTCTTACCATACATTAACCTGTTTAATTCTAAAAATTTACTATGTAAACCGTGCTTCTTTAAGTAATCTGCTTTGCCTTTGTTGATTCTATTAGTGGTCCAACTATCAAGTTTCTTCTCACCTCTCTTACTTATATTAAACACTTTATAATTAAATAAGGTATCCAGCATTTTAGTCGTAAAGACTTGGTCTTTTAAACCTGCTTCATCCATAGGGTCAGAGCCTAACGCAATCGCCGCCCTTGACATCTCTCTAAATCTTTGTAATGCTTCATCACCTTTCTTAATAGAGAACTCTATTCTCTTTAAATTCCCTTTGTTATCCATAAAAGGAACAGAATATTTACCACCACCCATCTCTATATTGGCTTTTATTCTTTTACCATCCTTATTTAAAAACTCAACTCCTTCTCTACCAGTAAGAACAATCTCATCCATAACCCACTTTTTGTCAGCTTCTTGACCTCTAATAGCGTTATAAGCTCCAATAATGGCAGACCTTGAAGTAACAGCAGTACCAAGAACGTCTCTACCTTTAGATGCACCCTCACTCATAAAGTTTCTCCAGTAAGGACTATACTGAGCCATTTGATGTGAGAATTGTTCAGTTAACTTCGGGTCTCTTTCAGCTAATTGTTCTCCATAAGACTTCTTAGCAACTGGGTCCATAGCATCTTTATTATGTTTTTCTTTACCAGTAGCAGGGTCAACATATTCATCTTTAGCATTATGATACATCTCTCTCCAAGATTTTCTAAATCCAGAGTCTTCACCTCCAAAGAAAAAGAAAGCTTTATCTCCATCTAAATCGGCTCCTCCTAGAGCTTTCATAGAACGAGGGTGTAGTAAGGCACCAAAGCCTTTTACTCCCGTAAAACCAGCAAATTTAAGGTTATGAGCACCACTTATAGAGTCCATTGGAACCCTCATACCTATAGCCTGTAATATATCTGCTACTTTTTCTTTATTATTCTCGTATCTACCAGCTTGAAAATCTTCCCACACTTCACCTAACTTACTTCTCTTAGGGTCTATTAAAGAGTCTTTGATAACTAACTCTCTAAACCCTTCATCAAGAAAGAATATATCGTCTTCTGTATTTAATCTTCGGGTTTCTTTATTTTTCATCTGCATACCTATTTCCCAAGGTCGCATTCTGGCTACTGTACTATTGTCAATTTTAGGTCTAGTTAATTTTTGTACTACATAATTACGCATTGCTTGCATACGATAGTCTCTAGAAAACTTGTGTAAATAAACACTATTACTACCTTCTGGAAATACTCGAGCCATTCTATCTATAACACTTTCAAAGTCTACTGCATTTTCTCTGTGCATTCTAACTTCTTCACGGCTCATTTCACCTTCTTCACCAAGTGATTCTACAAACTCATTATTAACTTTTAATATTCTTTCATAAAGTTTCTGTGCTAATCTGCCGTTAGATGGGTCTCTAATTAAATCAAACAATCTATTTACAGGCATATCGTCAATATTATTAACTATCTTCTTAATATTAGCTTCAGACTTATCACCAAGATACTTCTCTATATTCTCATTAGCTTCAGGAGTACCCCTAATTGCCCTGTCAGAGAGAGTATCATACATTTCTTTCATAACCTTAGGGTCTACATCTTTAAAGCCATATGCAGACATTACAGAGTACATCTGTTTAGGTAATGCTTGTTTCTTTAAATACTTTTCAGCAGTTATTTCAGACATAACGGTTCTAAAATGATTAGCTGGAACATCGTAAACATTACCTTCATATTTAATAGCTTCATTATCAAGGGTTAGTTTACCTAATTCTCTTTCACCTAATTGTTTAGCCGCAGATTCAGGTATCATCATATGTATACCATTATCTTTCATATACTTACTTAATTCAGGAGTAGCAGTATGTATCATATACTTACCTAATAGTGTACCATACCGGGGGTCTGGTGAAACTATAAACGACTTGTTTACTTTTCCACTTGTTGGCAGACCTTTATCTAAATTTAAAGCGTCTACAACCTCTTCTCTTGCTAGTATGGCTCCATCGGATATCTCTGCATACTTTTCAGCTAAGGCAGAGAGCTTCATATCTCCACCTTTAGCTTCACCGAAAAACCCTACCCGGAAATTCAGTCCCATAAAATCGTTATCATTACCTAAGGCTTTTCTCATATGTTTAAATATCTCTGAGGGATTAGCTGATATCCCAGAGTTAAACCATATTTGAGCTCTTTTATTAAAAGCTTTAGGATTGTTAATATACTTACCACCTTGTAACACTTGACCAAGCTTAGCTTCAAACTCTATAAAGCTTTCTCTAGTACCTATAGGTTTCTCTAAAGCAAGACCATTATTAGCTAACTCATAGAAAACATTAGACATATACATCTGTTCATATCTTCTCTTAGCATTTTTAAACTCTGGATACTTCTCTATCCACTTTGCTAAACCTTCTTTATATGAATTTAAATTCCCTTTAATAGGTTTACCATTTCTGTCTACTTGGTTACGCATAACCTTCATTAGGGACCTTCTGTACCTAATAGCCTGTTTAGTGTTCTTATGTAGTGCTGGATGTAATTTCACAAAATACATCTTCTTAGCGTCACCTTTACCACCATAATAATAATAAGGAATGTCTACATTATCAGTCCATTGCTTATTCATAAGTTCACTTAATGCTTTCTGTACTTTCTGTCTAGCGTTTTGCTTAGCTATATCAATCTTATCTCCATAAGGTACATCAGCATACTCTTCCATCTTCTTAATTCTTTGTAGCTCTTGTTTAGCAAGGACTTGTTCTGCTCTTGTTAAGTCTGTTTCCTTACCACCCCATATCATATGGTCCAACACTCTAAAGAAGTCTTGTTTAATAGGCTCACCAGTATGTCTAAATACTTCAGCTTCATAAACATCTTCAATTATCATTCTTTCCTGTGCCAAATTCTTCTTGTTACCAACTGAATTAGTATGACCTTTAAGTATACCAGCTTCTCCGTCAACCATTTCAATCTGTTCAATGTCCTCCATCTTTCTGACTCTCTCTGCCCAATTCCTCCAATAGGCACTTTCTTCGCCACTGAGTGTAGTCCCACTTTCTTTTTCAATAAATTTAATGATTTCTTGCTCTGCTCCCTGCTTGGGCTTTCCCGTTGCATCGTCATATAGCTTCTCCCATTTCTTAAAAACTTTATCTGCAAAGTCTAATCTCTCTGCACCAGACTTTTCTTTTAAGTTGGCTCTACTATTAAATAACCTATCAACAAAAGCACCCTTACCTGCAATAGTCATAGGGATATCTGCTAATGCTTCTATGTGCATATCTAAATCTTGTTCTTCTTGAAACCTAGGGTCGTTCTTATATCTTTCTTTATATTCTGCTACTTGTTCTTTAGTAAACTTACTATTGACCATTTCTCCAGTTACAGGGTCTACTTCTTTTGTAGTAGCTCCAAACTCTTCAGCCATTCTTTCAATGTCTTCAAGCTTAATACCTCTACCTTTCATAATGTCATATCTAGCGTACATTATATCTTCGCCACCAAAAGTTTCTGCAAAATCTCTCTTTACAACCTCTTGCATTTCCCTTGTTAATGTTTCCCATTTAGGATTCATTTCAGGGTCAGGACCATAATCTTTTTTAAATGTTTCTGCTAAGTATTCTCTACTTGTTCTTGTTTGATAAGGCATTTCTTTAAAGCCAAAGAAAGCACCCATTGCATAAGCATATACTTGTTCTTCTGTAGTAGCACCTTGTAATGAGGAAGGTAAGCCCTGAAAAGCGGCACCTGCTGTAGTTCTTGCCACTAAATCAGCTTTTTGTCCGGGACTAAGCTTAGATAAATCAGGGCTACCATTAGGTTTTAATTGATTAGCTTCTAACTTTTTACCAAAGCCAGACATATTTCCTATACCTCTAAATGCACCACCAGCAACAGCTCCAAACCCAGCGGCGTGAAACATTTCATCTACTCCGTGGCTCCAACTTGATGCCGCACTTGCAACACCTAAATGGAAAGCACCTTGAGACATATCAGCAAATATACCTTCGGTAGCAAATTTAGGTAAATCTCTTAAATAAGGTTGAGATACTTTAGCAACAGCTTTTTGTGCCTTATTAGCAACAGCCATTGGTACACTCTTACCCCTTAATGCCATTAAACCACCTGCTAGTTTCGTAGCACCAAGAAGTCTCAATGGTCTAGCACCCGGTAAATATCCTATGAAACCTGCTAAGTGACCAAGGTTTCTAGCTATAGCTTCTGTTGTATCTTCTGGGGCTCCACCTATACTAGTGCCAGTAAAATCATCAATCTTTTCAGGGGGTAATGTAGTAAAGCCTTCAAACCAGCCACGTCCAGCCGCTTTAATAGTCTTAGCTATAAAGCCATCTTGATGTTTTTTATTCCTAGCAAATGGAAGTCGATAGTGATAAGCGTGTTCTTCTAGAACATCTATATCGTCATCCCTGCCATCAAATTGACCGGGATTAACTTGATACTCCCCTATTAATTCCCTAATCTGCTTTTCTTCAAACTTGGGCGTCCAAGTAGTTGGGTCAGCCAATTAGTACTCCTTATTCTATATCTTGTAAGGCATCATATATCATATAAGCGTCAGCCGCTAATAACATTGGAGCGATAACACCAGCTCCCGGACCAGCTAAGCCTGATAGAAAACCTTTGCCGACTATTCTAGCCGCCGCTTTCATACCAATTTTTGAACCTAATTTCTTTATAATGTAAGCTCCACCTTTTTTAGAGTAAACACTTTTTAATTTAGCAAGAACGTGAGGTGCCGCTGGAACGCCAACTCCAGCAGTTGCTATTCCTGCAACATCTCCATAAATCTCAGCATTATTCTCACTAGCACCCATCATTTCAGCCATATTTTCAGCCATCATACTAGTGCCTCCATATAAACCGATACCAAGACCTAAGCTCTTCATAAAACCTAACCCTTTTATAGGACCTAAGTTAACACCTTTATCTATTTGTGCAACTAAAGCTCCACCTCTAGGACCTAATCTCATTATAGAGTCAGAAATGTTTTTACTATTAATAACTTTACCTTGCTTTTGTAGTGTGTTTATTATGCCTTGTAATTGGTCAGCAGAAGACTGCGTTAATTTACCATCTAACTGGGCTTGTTTTAAATATTTAGGAATGTCTTTAACAGCACCTTCTGGGATGCCTTCGTTAATGATATTCATCATTTGTTTCTTAGGGTTACCTAAGTTAATCTTTCCACCCTTACCTAATACTTTAGCTTGGGCTCCAGTAATCTCACCATTGTTCATCATCTTGGCTATCTGACCTTTGCTCATCTTAGCACCATCTAAATCTCTAGAAAAAGCAGGTAATAATTTTTGATTACCACCGGGTAATAACTTTTGGTTACCACCAGCAAGTCTTTTAGCTTGGTCCATTATGCCACCAGCTCCACCACTACCACCGGGTATCTTACCACTTCTTCTAAGCATTTTAGCACCCATATATAAACCACCTAATCCAGTGGTTACACCAACGGCAGTAGCTAATGCAGATTTACCGGGGTTATCATCCCAGCCAAAGTTATCATCAATCTTTCTATCAGCCCATTCACCCCAAGATATTTGACTTTCAGGGTCATAGTACTGCATTAAGTGACCTCTTGTTTCTGTATCGAGGCTATTCATAAAGGACTCTCTCATTGAAGGGTCCCAACTTGCTATTGTTTTACTAACGTGCTTCTTCCATCCGTCTTCAGAATACTTTAAAGGGTCTCTAATAAGACTCTTTTTTATGCCTTCCATCTCAGCTTTCTTACCAGCTTGATAATAAGCTTCAAAGCCTTGCATATTTCCACCAACTTTTTCTTTCCACTTGGCTAATTCTCTAGCTCTGCTACCTTCTCCAAACTTTAATCCGTCCATTCCAGCGTCCCAAGTAGAATTTGAACCACTAGGATAATTACTAAAGACATAATTTTCAGTCTTCTTACCTAACTGATACTCATTCTCAGCTCTTTTCATCTGATGAACTTTATACTTATTCATCTGCTCTACCATTCTTAGCTGAGCATTAGCACGCATTTTATCTGCTATACTATTTTGTCCAGATGCGGCACTTCCACCTAATGGATTATGCCCTACTCCAGATAGGTTCATTGGTTTAATTTCACTCATCTCATATTTCTCCAAGACTGCTGTATGAATCCCTCAAGGCTTACACGACCACCTGTCTGTCCACCGCCTATATTTATCTTTGTTAAATCATCTACATTAAACTGTGGAGCTGGTGCATTAGTGTCATACTGAGGAGCCGCAATACCTGCTGGCACTGGTTCTTCGTAATTAGGGTCAGTCATTTTCCTCATCCAACTAGGCATTTCCTCTTCACTAGCAATTTCAGGAGGCTTATTACTATTAAAGATATTAGTGTTACCACCTGATGTACTTGCCTCTGTTGGTACCATATTATTTTCATTTAATATAACACCGGTTCCAACTTGTCTTTGGTCAGAAGAGTCAGTATTTAACTGCATTTCCTTGATTGGGTCATCTCCTAATACTTCTTGAGTTGGTGTAGGTGTACCTGCGTTTTCTAAATCTAGTACTTGACCATCTCCACTTCCATTATCAATACCTGTTTGCTTTTTAGCTTCATCGTTAGCGTCTTTAGTATTAGGTCCACTATATCTTCCTAAACCAGAACCTTTCCAATCAGCTCCTTGAAATCCTTGTGCTTGTGATGCGTCTTGTAATAACATTCCTAAGCCACCTAATCCTTTTCTACCTCTCTGCATCAAAGAACCTTTTTCTTTTCCTGACCAAACATCTCCGTATTTAGCGGCGGCTCCCTTATTTAAGTGATGAGAGGCATCTGCTAACAATCCACCTTCATTTTCTTTATCAAAACCGTGCTCTAATAAAGACTTACCACCTTCATATAATGCTTCTCCACCCTTCTTAGCTAAGCCATAAGCTCCTTTAGCTCCTTCAATACCGGCTCCTAATGTTACAGCTCCAACTCCTAAAGCTCCAGTACCTAGTGCTTTTGCACCTGTGACAAGGTCTTGTCCAACTTGACTAGTACCACCCATAATAGCTTCATTTCTAGCAACTTCTTTATCAACATATTGGTCTCCCATACCGAAGTCATCTCGCATCATTTTAGCCATCTCGATATTGGATTCTTGTAGTTCATCAGCAACACTTGCATCACCCATATCTCTATCATCAAAGACATCTTTATTAAGTTCACCTTGTATACCCATAGACTTTTGTTTTGCTACAGAATCTTTATACTGTTGCCCTCCATATCTATTTGCAATACCTTCACCTAATGCAGTAACACCTTGTTCACCTTTATTTATCAATCCCATTAAGCCAGAATATGCTGATTGAGCACCTTGCATTCCACTGGTACCTAATCCTTTAACAAAAGCTCCTATATTATATCTTCTTTTGCCATCAGGACCAACCATTCCACCTTGTTGTAAATATTTATCGTACTCTTTACCTCTCATAGCTTTTGCCTTTGACCATTTATTGCCTCTATCCTTACTCCATTTTCTAAGCTTATCAAGACCTTTTAATTCTGGTTGCTTTATTGTAGGGACTTTAGCCTTTTTTATGTTTTTCCATTCAGCTTCTTCTTTTAATTTTTTACTTTTACTACCCATTCTAAGACCGTCTTTAGATATTATTTCATCTTTCATACGCTCGTTATGTAGTCTAGCACCTTCTTGCCTGTATTTCTTATACTCTTCTGCATCGTGAGTTCTAATATACTTCTCTCCAGTCTTATCACTTCTATCTTTCATAAGAAAAGCTGGTGAACCACCGGGATTCATCATTTTTATATCGTGATTTTGCCAGTATAATTCATCTCTTTCTTTTCCCCTTTTTATAGCATCAGCCATACTGCTACCATAATCATCACTAGGGTCATCAGGGTCACCAATAAGTTCTTTTTGGATATCTGCATTGTGCATAGCATAAGGAGAATACTCTGAAGCTATTTCATCTTTAAGCTTTTGAGTTCTATCATCACTCCATTTCTGTAAAGCCCAAGCTTTATCTTGACGTAATGATTCCATTAAGGGGTTATCTTTAAATATTTGCTTTATAGCAGGGTTATTTTCGTCTATATGAGTATTAAACTTCTTATTCCTGTCCATATTCATCTGAGCCATTAATTGCTCAGCAGGTGTAAGCTGTCTACCATCTGTTGGCATTTTCCAAGTCTTTGGGTCTAATCCCGGCATCTTACCATAATCTATATGAAATGGACTTCTGTTTTGCGAATCAACCATTCCTTGATTAATCATATAGTCGTTCATTATCTTTGCAGTACCCATCATACTATTAAATTCATCTACCTTAAACATATCTCCAGTAGGCACTTCTATTGCTTGTAAATCTATAGGAGTCATCTCTGCTTTTCTTAATGTAGTAGGTGACTCCATTTTAGATAACATTTTTCGTCTATGCTCAGGGTCTGCTTTCATTCTAGCATACTGGGCTATTTCATTATATGAACCGGGGTTTTGTCTAGGTGGAGTAGTTGTAGTTCTCTGTGCAGGGCTTAGTTTCCAAGGCTCTTCTTTAGGCATTCTCAATCCGGGTGCAGGTTGAGATGCTCTTTCTTTCTCCATCTGCTTTATTTTTAAAGCTCTTAATCTTGCTATATTAGAGTCGATGCCTGCCTTTTTTTGTTGCATCCTTTGGTTTTCTTCATAGTGCCTTTTTGATTTAAAAGGACCGTAATTCATTCCACCATTTTGGAACCTTGGTGCTATTTCATTATTTAATCTATTAAGGTTATCCTCACCAATAGCACTAACTGCATTTCTATTTAACACATATTCACCGGGTTCTAGCTTAGCGTCAACTACATCTCCGGGATAAGGGCTGTATTTTCCTTTATTCGCCAACGACCTGCCCTCCAATACGAGTTTTAATATTCATAGGTATACCATCTGGACCCATAACCTGTGATAACATACCACCACTATTTCCATAAGCACTTTCTACATAGCCACCATCTTGATACATATCAACTGGTCCACCTTCTTGTAGAACTGGTGGCATTCCAAAAGCCATTTGCATACCTTTACCAAGTAGGTTTGCTCCAAATCCTGTAGCCTGTGAATCTATTTGTGCATTAGCTAATCTTTGATTAGACACAGCATTCATTTGATTCTGGTTCATACTTGTTAAATTATTAGCGGCACCACTAACCAATCCAGTTCCTGCTGACATAGCACCTTGTAAATACTTATTATATGAATCATTTGCACTAGCCGCCGCATTATTTGCTTGGTCAGCCGCATTAAAAGCAGTAGCAGTAGCGTTTCCACCACCACCCATAGCTATGTTTCTTTGAGCTAACCTTGATGCTTCAGCCGCACTATCTGCCGAAGCCTCTTGCATTTGAGCACCCATCTGCTTATTAAATGCAGAATCGGGGTCCATCATATCGTAGCCCCGTTGCTTCAGGTCTCCGTACGCTTCTCGACCTTCTCCGTATGCTTTGTCATACTCAGCGTTAACAGTACTAGTTGCAACTTGCTGGTTCTTACCAGTAAGTTCATCCCATTTGTCGCTTAACCAACCCATAATATCACCTAATCTCTCTTATTAATATACCTATTTTTTGAATGAGAAGCCAGATGCACTTGAGCTGTCTGAACGGACCCATCCTTCACTTGATTTTACTTCTAAATATGGCTGTTCGCCATCTACTACTATCCTCATTGTACCTGTAGCTCCTGACTTAGATTCATTCGCTCTAGTACCTTTGTCTAGTTGTCTATCATTCTGCCACTGAGTGTCTCTTTCTTCTCTACCAGCACCAGCTTTAATGTTTGGATTTCTTCTTCTAGTTTTTGCCATTATTTTGGTCTCTTTGATTTATAGATTACAGAAGTAGCATAAGTCTTAGCATCAGTACCTGCTGAAGAATTATCTCCTTCTAACTTTAACTTTAACCAATGTACTTTTTTACTAGTGTCTGCTGACGCTAATTTATAAGCTCTATTTTGGTCTCCAGTAAAACTTGAAGAAACATCTTGCCCACTTACCCAGTCTGTATCTCCATCTAATTTATACTTCATAGATGTAAGTGTTCTGTGACTATTCTCTGTTTTAAAATTCCTAATCTTTTTATCTACCATAGTATTACCCATACTAATTCTTTTAGATTCCCAATACCAATCTTTACTTAATTCAGTATGTGCTAAAAACTTTGCTAACTTATTATCTTTTAATAACAGTATAGTAGAGCCATCTTTAGTAAGAGTTGTATCCATTACTTTTTGTGGTGTTTCAAATAAATCCCACCTTCTCTTTTCAAAACTATAACCCCAACATCTATGAACGGTTCCTCCTCTTGTATAGAAGAATAAGAAAGCTTTTCTTTTAGAATCATAACCACATCTAACATCTTTCTTTTCATCTAATGTTAAGTTTAACCAACCATCGTTCTTAACATTAAGTATAGTAGAGCCTATTGGTTTTACTGATGGACTTGCTAGATAAATATTTCTATAGTCTGCCCATACTAAACCTGCATCACATATCAGAGAAGTCTTACTATTAATACATCCTACGCCTTCAATTACATCTTCTATAAATAAGGTTTCCGGATTAACTATAGCAGTTTGATTAGTACTAAAGCAATAAACTTTACCTTGAAAGCCTATTAAACTACTTGGTATAAAGGGAAGTTCCACAAAGTCTTTTGTCCAATCAAAGATTGCAAACTTACCCGGCTGTGACCTAAGTAGATAATTTTCTGCATCTGGTATTTGAGAATGAGAACAATTAGATACAAAATGATATCCGTTTTGTTGAGCATTTACTGTATAGTTAATAGCTAAATCATATATCTTCTCACTAACTCCATTTATAGATTCATATGTTCCTTCTGCATCCCCAGTATCTCTTACTGTAAAACTTTGGTCTCCTCTAATAGAGCTATGGTTAAATTGAAACAGAGGTATCTCTTCAACAAATCTGTATAAACCTTCTGGTTCTGTTAAGTTAGGACCACTATTAGAAATAGCTCTATATAAAGCTACTCCAGTAACTCTTTCTGATATGTTATATGTATCTTTAATTCTTATCTCTACATCAAGAGATTGGTCTATACCACCTGACTTATAAAATGAATTAGGAACACTTAACAATGGAGTCTCTTGATATCCATCATATATAAGTGATGCTTTATAAAAACATTTCTTAGCGGCTACACCAGACCAACTATCAGCGTCTCCACTTTCAGTAGGTGTTTGTATTACAAATTCTGAAACTGCTCCAGCATATTGATTTGTAAATCCGGCAGTTCCATCAAACTTTGCTTTATAATAAGCTTTTGTCTCATTACCACCATACTTAACCCCAAATACGTGAAAGGAATCATCGGCTTGAGGATACCATTGTGTTGTGTTCCCCATACCACCAACATCTAATGTCACATTTCCGTGTTCACCCGGTCTATAACCATTCTTATCATCACCACCTGCACCTAAGACAGGTATACTCCTATATCTTCTATGGTTATTAGCCTTAGTAGCTGTATCATAAAAATTTGAGGAAAAAGCACTAGCTGTATCATTCTCATTCCAAGAAGCATAAGCGTTTGCTGATTGATAATCAGGTTCATCAATATTAGAATCACTAACTAACCAAGAATTTGGAAACATCATTGGGTTAGCTGTATCATTTAAAGCTTGAGGTGTATTTGATTCTGTTCCAAATCTAAATGAATAAACAGCTCTATTGCCGGGTCTAACATAATGTAATAAATGTCTTCTTCTTTTAGTACCATAAGTAGAGAATATTATTCTCCCCTTAGTTCCAAATACAGGATTCCTTGAGGGTACGTGTGTTAATTTAATTATTCCTAGGTTCGGATTAGTACCACTAGTTTTATTCTGTTCTCCTTCACCAGCTTCATTTTCAATAGATGTTACCCAGTTAGGTATTGTAAATGTTGAATTAGCTTTAAAAGTTCTCCATTTCTTTGCTGTAGTACCTTGTTCAGCCCAGTCTAACATATGTGGAAAGCATTTATATTTAGCTTGACCATAATTAGAAGAGTCAACATCAATCATCCAAGTAGCCCATTTAATTGGTCTATAATTAATTTGATGAGTGCTACCTGCGTTATTAGATTGAAAAGGTCCAACACATTCAGTTTGCCAACCGGGCATAGAGTGTGCTGTATTCTCAGTCCAAACTGTAGATACTCCTGTGTTAATTTGTCTTTGAGCATTAGTTTGAAAGCAACCATTAGCTCCGTACCAATTCTTTGAACCCCTCTTGTCAAAATCTGGTCCTATTCTTGCTGTAAAAGATATATAAGGATTGGTTCCATAACTACCATTCTCATTATTAAAACCAGCAAATGAGATACATCCATAGTTTAATTCTTCTGTTATCCTAGGTCTCATAGCACCAGTACCATAGTGACTTGAATGAACCATAACAAAGTCTGGCATATCAGCAGTATGAGTTGTATTGCCAATAGTTACTGACCTTTGTCCACCTGCGTGTATACATCTCTGCATATAGTACATCTCGTTACCACTTTTACTATTAGGAGATGCTGATTCAGAACTTAATTGTGGAGTAATATCATCATAATCATCGCCATCTATCTCTAAACCATTAGTTTCTAATTGAGATGTAGTGTAATCTTGAGTTCTCCATAACCAATTTGTTACAGAAACTCCATAATTTTGAGTTCTACTTCTTGCTCTTGAAAGAACTATATACCATTTAGCATATTGAGATGTTTCAGGTACTATATAAAAATCACCAAATTCATTTAGATTAGCTTCGCCATCAGGCTTCTTTAATTGAATAGTCTGATACATATTCGCCTGTTGACCAATCGTGCCTCCTAGGTCAGTATTTAAGCTCCATAGGTCTATTGTACCAGCATAATCATCAGGATTCTTTTCAGGCTTTCTTAGTACAGCAAATCCATCACAATAATTTCCATTACTTTTACCATAATATCTTTTAATTGCTATTGGAGTTGTAACGCATCCATACTCATACACTTTATTATCAATAAGGTGTTGCACTGTTATGGAATCTTTTATAGCACCTGATGTAGCAACATTGTTTATACCAACAGCTATCTTAGCGGCATTTAAATTTCCACCTCCTCCACCACGAAGAATAACAGACATATCATAAGCATCTGTTTGTGGATTAGAGGCTCCTTCTAATAAATCCATTGCTGGATTTGTTTTTAATTCTAATTCTGCTACACCTTCAAATCCATTATTCTTAGAATAACCTAACCATTGAGGGTGAACATCTCTACCTTTACCTATGTATAATTCTTTATTTCTTTTTTCAAGGTCAAGTATTGTTCCTGTTGGACTACCACCTATATTTAACTCATATGATTCTGCTTCTGGAGAAGAACCATCAATATTATTTATAGTTGCTACTCTACCTGTACCAGAGCTTATTGCAATTAAATGTCTTTCATCTCCAACATCAATAGTTTCTATATGGTCAAATTGAGCACTATCATCTAACTTAACATCAGCTTGTGTGCTAAATACCCACTTATCTCCGGGAGAATAAGAAGTAGCACTTGTTCTAGTAAACTTTACATATACTCCAGTAGAACCTAATTGTATAGCAGAACCAACTGCTAAAGTAATAGCAGTATTATAATCTCCCCAATCTGCTGAACCATCTGCTGGTTTACTTCTATAATACCATTCTTCGCTACCATTATTACCCGTTACTTTAACTTCAAAAGTAGTAGCTTCAGTTACAGTAGGAGTTCCTGATACTTCAAAATAATTTCTATTAAATGGTGCGACTGCTGGCAAAATCTACTCCGTTTGTCGCTGATGTTGATAAGCAGTAGTCGCTTGCTCTTGAGTAGTGTAAGCACTAGGTCGAGTATATTGTACTGCTGAAAAGTTATTTTGAAATCCTGTATCTTTCAATACCTGTACCTCTGGTATCCCTTTTAATTCTCCATCATTAAGAGGGTCTACATTTAAAGCGTTACTAGCGGCACTAGCTGGAATATCAAACTCATCTATTGGGTCAGATATTATACCTGCTGAAAAGGTATTGATTTCATATATTTGTTTAGGCATTTAAGATTTTCCCCCATAAGGAAGTTCTCCCGTCAATAATATTGACCACGTGGACCGTAAAATCTCCGTCAGCAAAGTAATCAACGACAGCAAAAGCGTGTTGCCAATTAGTTTGTCTATTACCAAGCCATTTGTTTTTTTCATCCGACATATCCTTCAAGCAACCTATCGACCACGCAGACTTTGGTCCGTCTATGTGCGTAACGCTTGCCATTTGTAAATCGTGATGGTGTCCGTACATTATGTTGCACCCTAGACGAAGAAGATGATTTCTTGCGTGGGCGATTCCTCCATAATGATTTCCGTGATAGAACCATAACTTACCTATTTGTAAATACTTTCCATTCTCGTGGTATTCATAACCACGTTGTTCCAATAATAAAGCGTCCGGGACTGTAAGACCTTGTAGATAGGGGTTTTCTTCAGAAAAGCTGTTGAGCCATTGTTCGTGGTTTCCTTCCACGAAATGTCTTTCTTTAACATTGACTTTATCCAAAGCTTCGTCCAGAATGTCCATACCTTTATTAACAGCACCGATGTCTTCGTATACTCTCGGCAGTTGATACTCCAACGGAGGACGCTTCCTCTTTTTCCACTGCCAATGGCTGACGCTACTAAACTCTCCGCTATCACCAAGGTCAACGTAAAAGTCTGGTTTGATAATTTGAATTGCTTGGCATACCACGCTGATAGCTTTTGCATCGTGTAACGGAAAATGCTTATCTGGTGTAATGATGCCACGCTTAACTACTCCCTTATCTAATTTGGTTGTTGATGTTCCCATATATTTTCTAACCCCTCTAAATCAATGTGTAAATTACTCGTCTTAGACAAGTGCTTTACGGTTGTTTGTTTTGTGAACCTTAACATCTTTTCTCCACAAGACTCACATTCCCAGAAAAGTGTACCATCATATGCGGCAATGACCTCAATGCCGAATACAGTGTCTTTTGATGAACAATAAGGGCATACTTCAGGTGGCTCTTTCTTCCACCTTTTAGTTCCTTTAATCTCTAGATTATTGAATATTTCTATACCGCTAATGCTCTTCGATACCATCCGTACCAATACTTTTCTAGTTTCGGTTTTCTATTAATAAGGTCAGCGTAATACTTTACTCTATAACTACGCAACCTATCTTTTTCTAAACCTGATTTTAAAGAAGCTTGTATTGTTCTAGGTCCTATGCCTCCATCTATAGCAATCTTCATACCCTTACCACATATAGCGGCTTGTAATACTTTTACTGCTCTAGATTTCCCCATATTAACAACCATATCAAAATAGATATGCTGTAATTCCTCAGGTAGCTTTGAACATTTACCTTTTAACCAATAGTCTTTAAAGTAAATGTCCTTTGCGTCTTTCTCTGTTAACTCCTTAATATTTAAAAAAGGGTACGCCTTTTTAGAGATACCCATATTAGTTTCACCACCGGGGTCAACAGGGTCGTTTACATAACCACCCTCGTGTTTAAGAACGTGCTTTACGGCTTCTTCAAACATCTACTTCTTAAACATTCCTTCGATAATATCTGTTACTACATCAACACACTTTTCAAAGAAGATTTGTTCTTTCTCTTCTGATACGAAAGGTATATCAATCTTTTTATTAATGGCAGATGCAATCTTAGAAGCCATATCTTCGCTTCCTAATTCATCCATCATTTTATCCTTCATAGAATCAGCTTGTTTTTCAGCTAACTCTAACATCATTGCTTTTATGTCCATTTACTTCTCTCCCTTTATTCTCTTTGTTTTTAAGTATAAGTAATAAATTTGTACTGCAAACATTATGCACATTAATATACCAGATAGTAAATCAGTCCAGTATACAAATCCTAATCCTGTTGTCATTCCTGTAACCCTTAAACTATCCATTAATGTTTTCCATTTACTCTGCTTAAGCTTCCTTTTATTTCAGAAACTTGGTTATCTAGGTCATTAATCTCTTTAGTTATGGCATCAAATTTCCTATCAAGCTTATCATCGGATTGATTCCAACGACCAATAAGTTTAATAATCATACCTTCCATATTCTCAAGAGTCTCACTCTGACCTCTATTTTCTATTTTCAGTTTTTCTAGGGCTTCAGCCTGTTCGGTGGCTCTCTTGTTCATACTATAGACCATATAGACAAACATAGCTCCGACTACGCCAATCATTCCCGCTTCTGAATATACTGCTAAAAAGTCCATCATACCTCGGTTTATTTCTTTTTACGTCCCCAATTTAATGGATTTAGTTCAAGTGAAGATTTATACCACTTTTGTATCTCTTCTAATTCTGCTTCGTGCTTCGCCTCTAATTTAGTAATTCTTTCTGATAAAAACTCAAGCTCTCTTGCAATATTTGCAAGTTGTGTTTCAATACTAACGTATGAATACACAAGCGTACCTGTAAGAACAAGCAACTGAATAAGCCACTTAATGTTAAGGTGAACGCTGAAATTATCATCAATTCTGTCCACTTTGTACGACCTCGCAAGATTGGATTTACTCATTCTCCTTAGGCTCTGGTATACCTGCAATATCTCTACAAAAGTTAATTACTTTACAATAGTGTTCTACTTGCACGTCTCCGTAGCTTTTAGGATAAAGCTGGTCTATCGCTTGTTTTGCATTTTTAACATTATCTTCTAGCTTTGCTTCAAGCTCTTTTACTTTTTCTTCTAATTCTGCTTTTAACATACTACCTCCTATTTAAACCCTGTTATCAACCCATTAGTTACTTGAATTTCTTTTGTAGCTCCTTTAGTAGTAGTAAGGAATGACTGTTTACCACTAAAGCTACCACTTCCTGCCGGTCCTGTAGGTCCCGGTGGTCCGTCTGCCCCTGTCGGTCCAGTCGGTCCTGCTGGTCCCGCTGGTCCGGCTGGTCCCGCTGGACCTGCTCCACCTGTGCTACCTGTACTACCTTTAGGTCCTGCTGGACCTGCTGGTCCTGCCGGTCCGGTTCCACCAGTATTACCTGTGTCACCTTTAGCACCCGTAGGTCCCGGTCCACCATCACTACCATTACTACCTGCCGCTCCAGTACTACCAGTCGGTCCCGGAGGTCCGGGAGGTCCCGGGCTTCCATCATCTCCGTCACCACCTGCTGGACCAGTGCCACCTGAAGGACCCGGAGGTCCCGGTGGACCTGCAACTGTGCTATCAGCACCCGGAGGTCCTGTTGGTCCAGCTACAGTACTATTCGCACCGGCTGGACCTGCTGGACCCGGAGGTCCTGCTACCGTACTATCAGCTCCTGCTGGACCGGTAGGTCCTGCAACTGAACTTGGGGAACCATCAGAGCCCGGAGGTCCTGCTGGTCCTGTTGGTCCTGCAACTCCTTGGGGTCCTGTACCACCAGTTGCACCTGTTGGTCCTGTAGGACCTTCTAAACCTTTTAATTGTGCTGTTGTAAAATCTGAATAAGTAAAGGCATCACCCTTAGCTCCAGTAGTTCCAGTTGGTCCAGTTCCTCCTTGAGCACCTGTATCACCAGTATCTCCCTTATCGCCTTTAGCTCCTTGTGGTCCAGTAGGACCTGCGACTGTTGAGTCTGCACCTGCTGGTCCAGTAGCTCCGGTGTCTCCCTTAGTACCTTTATCACCTTTTGGTCCTTGCGAACCAGTTGAACCTGTATCCCCTTTATCACCTTTTGCTCCTGTAGGACCGGCTACTGTACTAGGAGAACCTGCTGTACCTGTTGGTCCAGTATCACCTTTAGCTCCAGTATCTCCTTTACTACCAGTAGGTCCTGCAATTCCTTGTGGACCTTGAGGTCCTGTGGGTCCGGCTACTGTTGAATCTGCTCCAGCAGGTCCTTGTGAACCTGTGTCTCCTTTAGAGCCGGTATCTCCCTTAGTTCCTTGTGGTCCTGTAGGTCCGTCATCGCCTTTTGCTCCGGCAGGTCCCTGAGGACCAGTTGGACCATCATCACCTTTTAAACCTTGAGGACCTTGTGGACCAGTCGGTCCAGCTACACCTTGAGGTCCTGTTGCTCCGGTTGGTCCGGTAGCTCCTGTATTACCTTTAGCACTTAAAACTGACCAATAAGTTGCATTAGGTGGTGTATTATTCTTACTAGCTTTTATACAAATATATGAAGTTCCACTATAAATAACAGCATCATCTACTGAATAATTTGTTGAACTACTCCAAGTACCTTCCCATACTAAACCTTCTGGACCTACACTTCCAGTAGGACCCGTTGGACCAGTACCACCTTGAGGTCCGGTAGGACCTGTTGGTCCCTCTGGACCCGTAGGACCTGCTATTCCTTGAGGTCCTTGTGAGCCTGTTCCACCTTTAATACCTTGAGGACCTGCTGGTCCTGTTGCACCAGTATCTCCTTTAGCACCGTCAGGACCTGTGGGACCTGCTGGTCCTGCTGGACCTGTAGGACCTGTAGCCCCATCATCTCCAGCTTTACCTGTTCCACCAGTAGGACCTTGTGCTCCAGTAGCTCCTTGTGGACCAGTTGGTCCGGGAGTTAATGAAATATTATCTACTTCATCTACAATTTCATCAGTCTTAGTCATCAACTTATTGATAACAGCAGACTCTATACTATCATCGTGGTCATCTCTCCAATCTTCAAGTTCTGATAACTTATCTTTAATATCAGCATCACTTATCTCTGTGAAAGACTTTTCCTTAATTGTTGCAAATTTCTTAACAGCCATTAGCTTCTAGTACCTCCAATATAAACTGAACCATAAATATAAGAATAGGAGCTACTACTAAAATTTGTACTTCTTCTGACAGCAGGTACGATTATATCTCCCTTACTACAACTTATACTTAATGTAGAACTCCCTCTTCTACTCATTTGACCTGCTGTATATGCAGTATTAACTATTAAGGTTGAACCCATTGATACAGAGTTAGCACTGTTCCAACTAGGAGTACCTTTTAATAAATACATTTGTATTGTATTAGTAGTATCTATTTCACCTATTAAATAACAAGTGGTTATTGTGCAGTCAAAAGGAATATATATCATATGATGATTCCCAGCCGCCCAACTTGTTGTTAAACTTGAACTGCTAAATGTTGTATTCCAGTTATGGTAAGTTAGTCCATATGCTGTGTTTGGATAATAAAAGTAATTATATCTTGTATATATTCTCGCAGATTGTTCAACTAGCTTAAATTTTTTGTCTTGAGTTCTCCAAGTCATTGAGCCATCGCCATCTGAACTTAAAAATTGACCTGATGTTCCATTACCTGATACCATTAATTCAGATGCTCCAACAGCACTACTACCTATTGCAGTTGAATCAACAACATCTGACGCAAACTTAGACGGATGGTCTATTGCTCCAGAATCTAACTCATTACCTGTTACAGCTTTTGTATCTATCTTAGCTGTAGTAACTGCATCATCTGCTATCTTTGCAGTAGCAACTCCTGAATCTGCTATAAAGAAGTATCCACCACCAAGACCCATACCGGTTCCTGCTGAATAAGTTGTATTTGTAGGAGTTCCCCAAGCACCATCTTTTCTAAGGTATGTAGTTCCTGAACCACCACCAAGATTTGATAATGCCGCTCCAGAACCTAATGAACCTGCTGGAACCCCAGTTAATGCTGAACCATCTCCACTAAATGCGTTAGCTGTTACTGTACCTGCTACATTTAAATTATCATCAGATATAGAAGTAGTACCAATTCCCATACCACCATCTTTAATATAAACGTGCTTATTGGTACCATCGCTACCAAATGTGAAACCAGCTACTGATTTACTATTAGAATACATACCCATCTTACCATCAGTATCAAAAGATAAAGCTCTTTCGTCTGCTGTACCACTACTCCATAATGGTCCGTGATGTATGGCATATTGTGTGTTTATGCCACTATTGTTAGAGTTACCTATGGTAAATTCTGAACCAGAACTACCTGTTCTAAATTGTATTCTAGCTTGATTACCTGTACCACCTCTTTTTAAATGAAGTGTTGATGTACCAAGTGGACTAGCTCCACCAAGGTCAAATGTAGGATTAGCACCCTGTACTTCTACTTCAGCAGTACCACTACTATCACCTACTAATACTATCTTTGAGTCACCGTTACTATCTTGATTAATAGTAAAGTTACCTTTACAATTAACAGTACCATCTGCTAACGCTTGAAACTCATCATTTTTAATTTTTAAATTACCGGAAGTATCTACAGCAAAGGGATATACACCACCATCTGCTGTACCAATGCTTAATGAACCACCTACCATAGTAATAGATGCAGTACCATCAACAGCGTTTTTAGCCGCTTCTGCTTTAGATTTTACATCACTAGCTGTACTACCTGCAATCTTACCTGTAAAGTCTCCCGTACTAGGGTCGAATACTGATGTTCCGTCTGCCTTAGTAATTTCACCAAGGAACTTACCACCGCTAAACTTTGAATTATCAAGGTTACCTAAACCAACATCAGACTTAGTAGGTTTATTATCAGTTCGGTAAAAGTCACCTATAACCTTATCACCAAATTTCCCTGTAAAGTTTCCAGTAGATGGGTCAAATACCGATGTACCATCAGCCTTGGTTATCTCACCTAGGAATTTACCTCCAGAGAACTTAGTATTATCTAAGTTACCTAAGCCTACATCATCTTTGTCTGGCTTATTAGATGTATGATATACATTAGACTTTTGGACACCATCCCAAGTACCTTGGAAATCTCCATCAGCCCTTTGTACTTTTTTCCATTCTTTAGCCAACTGACTCTGCCTCTTCTACTTGTTCGTAATCAGGGTCTGCTTCTGCCGCATCATCAAATGCTTTTTTAAATTTTGCGTGCATATCAAATACCCATTTACCTTCTGCAACTTTTACCTCTACTCCAGAAAGAAGGGTAACAACTGCTTCTAATTCTTGTGTAGTACACTTAACTATCTTTAACTTCTTTTTTGTCATTTTGCTCTCCTTGATATTCTAAGCTTTGTTTAATGAACTTTATTTTTAAATAAGTGGTTGTAGCTTGTTCTAGCTCCCTACCCCTGTAGTTACCATTTATCATCAAATTATTTAAGTAATTTATGTCGGTTAAATCTAACTTAGATAACCTTTGTTGTAAATCAATTACTTCTTCTTCGACTTCCTTAGGTTTTAGTTTGCCCTTTGCCTTCTCCCAAAAAGTCATTCCTTATCCCTATCTTCTCGAACTTGCTTTAAAGTCCTTCCATCTTCACAAACATAATCATCAAGATTATAAGGCATCTTCATACCTTTTTTCTTTTGATAATCTCTTAAAGCTTTATAGCCTTTATGGTCTGGTGGGTCAGTAAGTCGAGCTGTGGGATATACTTTTTTACCATCCTTATCCTTTGACGGAAATAGAGCTGGATTAACATTAGCATTCATTGTTTTTGTTAATTCAGCGTAAAATTCTTTCTCTTCCCAAATCTCACAATCAATCATTTGCTCTTGGTCAAGACCCATATCCTTCTGCATTAACCATACTCTTCTACCACCCCATAGTACTTTACCATCTAATGTAGCTGTTATATAGTCAAACTCTTCAGGCTTATACCCTTTTTCCTGCAATGAACCTTTTAAAGGCTCATATTCATAAGGTGGTAAACCTTTATACTCCTTACCAGAGTCGCCAGTCTCCTTTTCAGCAAACTGACCACTATCTGGTAAAGAACATTTTAGGTCTTTTAATGCAAAAGCTTTTATTGCTTTATCTGCCATTATTTACTCCTAACTTGCGTCAATGATTACGTACTGCTCACCATTGTAGACACCGACTTGACCTTCACTTAAGTTTGAAGGTGTATTTGCGGCACTTGAATAAGTACTGTCTCCATCAACATCTTCTGCTGTTAGCGTTAGAGGTGCTGGACCTTTAGTTGCTAAGCTGTTAGTCATTGTTGTAGAGAAACTAGCATTATCGCCAAGAGCGGCGGCTAATTCATTCAATGTTGTTAGTCCGGGAGGTGCACCATCTAGGATGTTAGACTCTGCTGTTGTTACAGCGGCGGCTTCAACCTGTGCTTGTGTTTTACCACCAACTTTATCAGCATTAATAGTTTGGTCAACATCATCTAACTGAATCTTATCACCTACTACTGCTACTTTTTGGTTTACAACTTTATCTAAACCTACGTTAGCGGCAGTTGTACCTGCTCTAATAGCCGATGTACTATCTTGGTTAGAGGTTGCCCCTAGACCTGCTCCACTTACAACAGTAGATGCACTTGTACTACCAATGGTAGCACTACTAGAAACTGTACCTGTTAAAGTTCCACCTAATATTGTGCTAGTGCTATCTTGGTTAGCTGTTGCTCCAGCCGCCGCACCACTCTTAACAGAACTCATTGCAGTTCCGTCAAGTGTAGCACTAGTTGATATCGCACCAGTTAGTGTGCCTCCTAAGATAGTTGATGTACTATCCTGATTCGCAGTAGCTCCGGCGGCGGCTCCTGACTTAATGTCATCTGCACTTGTACCACCGATAGTACCTGTAAAAGCACCACCTAGAATTGTTGATGTTGAGTCCTGATTCGCAGTTGCACCAGAAGCGGCACCACTTTTAACTGTGCTAAATGCAGTTCCACCTACTGTCGCACTGGTAGATACTGCACCAGTTAGAGTTCCCCCTAATATAGTAGCATCTGAGGTGTTATCTACATTTCCTAGTCCTACTGCATCTTTATCTACACCTGCAACAGTACCTGTGAATGTCGGTGATGCAAACATATCTGCTTTAGATTCGTTTGTTACATTACCTAGTCCAACATCCGTTGCTGTTGTATTACTATTTTTTAACCCATCTACTGCATTTGTTAATTTCAGTTTTTTATTACTGTCAAATGCGTCATCGGTTATTACTTTTGCCGCTGTTCCTGCGACTGCTCCTGATTTGACATCACCTGCTGAGGTACCATCTATAGTACCCGTGAAGTCTCCGTCTGCACGTTGGAGCTTTTTCCAGACTTTAGCCATTTCGTCTTTCTCCTATTCTTCTACGGACACCATTAGACTCGCCTCGCTACTATCATAATACATAGTACCTTCAGAGTTGTCTGTGGGTGCCGATGTTCTTGGTTTTAAATGCACTGCTCCCTGATAATCTACAGAGAACACTTCTGTGCTGTTATTTAAGATTTGAAACAAGTCGCCCGAAGAGACTGTGCTACCTGTTTTATGTTTTAAAATATTCCCATCAATTAAATCTGGTAATACTTCTACATCTGCTGTACCATTATCTCGGTACATCTTTCCATCTGATGTATTATACCATACTAATTTTGTGTATACGTCCTTAACTAAATTAGGACTTGATAAACTTCCAGCCATTATCTTCCCACCCTTGTGTAAGTTGGAGTAACTGGTTGAGCAACTCTTATTGTTGGCGTAGCTACTGGCATTTTAACTCTCGTTAAAATTGGAGCGACTACTTTTACCACCCTTGTTGTCTTAGTTCCAAATAATACCGCTCCTAATACAATATTAGTGAACGGATGTGCTATAGTATCAAATGCCTTTGTGATTGAATTAAATGTTACTGACATTAAAAATCACTCGGCGTTATACTAAACTTAGAACCATCCCTACCTTTATATGAGTAAGCTCTCCCTTTCTTAACTCCTACTTCGTATTTTTGATTAAAATAATTTGCCAATGGTATTGTTTCAACTTTTCTTTCATATCCATTAGCTATTACTCTGTTAATTAAAGCTTCGTGAAATTGTTCCGGTATTTCACATTCTTGTGACTTGTACTTAGTACTCTCCATTAATGGAGTTTCAGCATTAGAGAGGGTTACGTTTAAGTAAGTATCTTGGGCATTAAAACCATCTCTTTCAGGAGTCTCACCTGTTATTAAAAACTTATCGGGACGTTGTATATATAATAAGGAAACGACTTTAGCTGTATCTGTAAGATTAGTAAACTTACCAGCACCAGCGTCATAATAAGCAATAAGAAGTGAATCTCTTTCAACCCACCATACTGTTTGACTTATATTTACATTACTTCTTTCCACTATACAAGGTCTCTCTCTATAGGTCTATTTAATAATTTCTTAATAGCCTTGCCATCGTAATCTACGGCTTTTATTTTAATAATATGCTTTTTTAATGGATAAACTCTCTGTCCAGCTTTAAAACTTGAATCACCAGATGGATTAGCTATATTAAACTGGTCAACAGATTCTATTATCTCTGTTCTTGAACCAAAATCATTTAAGGCATCGTTTAAACTCCTTATTATCTCAACTTCACCCATATCAGGATGATGTTGCCTTACTCTTTCTATCATTTCTTTTAATTTCATTATATCTTAGACTCCTGCTCTGGACTTCCTTGAGGACCCATTTTAATATTAACCTGTATGAACTCACCTTTCTTTTGTGTTATAAGCTGTAATTGTTGTTGAGTCCATTGGTAATCAGTTGCTAACTTTTCTAAGTCAGCTTTAAATTTTGTTTGATATCTATCTGCTCTACCTAATTCACTAGATATTGCTTGTATTGTAGCTCCAGACATATCTTCATCTTCATCAGATAACCAATATTGAACACTCATACTAGCACCAGCATTATCACCTTGTATATTAGCTCCATCATCAAATAACTTCTTAGCTTTAGCAAGAGCATCGCTCCATTCATTATCTAATCCAGCAGGTATGCTTGTTCTAAAATCTGCAAGTCTTTCTGTTAAAATAAGTTCTGAAGCGTGTAATACTACTAATTCTTTAAATATAGAAGGAAAATGTTCATCAGCAGTAAAAGTATGTTCTTTGTTAAAATTGCTAGAGTGTGATGGAATATCAGTAACGCTTATTTTTTCATTCGTATCATCTATAGTTCTACCTGAAGCATTTACAACTCCATACAAATAACCTTTACCACTAGTAGGTGCAGGTTTTATAGTTAAATAACCTTGACTATCTAGGTAATAACAAGGGTCATCATCTAGTGCATAATAAATACTTGCAGTATCTGTTAAATCAGACGCCATTCTATCAGTTACAGGTCTACAAAATCTTGGTCCACTTTTTACATCAATAAGATATGTTAGTTTATAGATATCCTCCCATTTAATCTTTTCACCATCTGAAGTGTTTAAATTAAACTCACAAGCAAAAAGTCTTAACATATCAGGGTTGGCATTATTTACCATACCTAATACATAATCAACACCCCTTTTCAGGGAGTCTGTTACATTTTCACCGGATACACTATTAGTGTAGTTTTGTATTTTTGTACTAAAGCTCATATATCTCTCTCATATAGGGGGTCCGAAGACCCCCCATAATATACTTAATCAATCAGATTAAGACCACTTCAGAATACCGTGAGTTTCAGGTAGACTGATTTCTAAACCGGCTTCGGTTAGAATCATATCTTTCCTTCCATCTACGTTATTATTCTGAACATTAGTCATAATGTGAGTGTCTCTTGACACACCATTACCTGCTAATGGGCGATACTTAACATTAGCCAAGTCTACTGCCAAAGCAATATTTTCGTCTTGGTTTCTGAAAAGTGGTTCTGCAACAAAGTGGAGGTTACCAAAGATTGTATTAACCTTTGTAACTTCGTGCCCAAACTGACCTTTGATGTTTTGTACATCTAGGTTGTATTGAGAAGTTCCAACAGTGTTCTTTAAGAACCCATCACCTGATAACTTCTGTAGCCAAGCCATTACTTTTCTAGAAGCAAGTACCAACTTGTCACCACTGTTACCAGTCTCAGGAGCGAAAAAAGACTCCATATGGTCGATAAAAGTGTCATAAGTTGAAGAAGAGTAAGACATAGTCATTACTTTTCCATTAGCTTCTGTGTAAGGGACAAGTCCGTGAGTGTATCTCACAGGAGCATCACCAGCAGATTCAGCATTAGAAGCACCAACTCCAAAGAGCATAGCGTGCTCAATGTCCATTTTGTGTTCCATTAGCTTATCAGCCCATACTCTGCGATATTCATCAGGACGACCTCTGTAGCGAGTAGCCAAAGCTGTACCAGAGAAAAGCTGAATGCCAGTTTTAAAAATCTGACAATAACCTTCCCTAGAGTATAGCTCGTCTTTCCAGCCATCAGGGTCATTTGTTCCCTCACCCCAAGCACTACCAATTACTTGCCCTTTTGCTCCAACTTCAATATCGGTTTCAGCGATATCTTCTAAAGCAGTGACAGTAATGTCAGTTCTTGTAAGCTTGTTAGCGGCAGTATTACCACCATCAAATGCGGCTCCTATACCATCACCAATGTTCTCGATGGACTTAACTTTAACAGCTTTACCAGCTATTCTAAGAACTTGTCCAACAATTAAGAACTGAGGTGCGGCAGATGCCACACTGTTTCCATACTTATCGTAATCACATACGAGTTGGTATGTTGTATCTGCGGCTTTGTTCACAGCCGCTCCATCTGTCTTTACCACAAAGTTTCTGCGTTGCCACTGATGACGTTGTTCAAGAAATTTGAAAACGGGGTCGTCAGTAGACTCCTTCGCAACTTTAGATAGGTAAACAAAGAATGGAGATTGCTGTGGAGCAAGTTCAGATACTCTCTCACCAAAGTTATAAACTCGGCGGGAGTCGTTGATGCTTACACCTTGAGGTGCTACACCAGTACTGTTACTAAAAGCATTAGCCATTTAGTATTCTCCTTATTAATGAAATCCTTAACCGAAAGGATTCTTTGTTTTGTAATCATTAATCATAGAGTCCATTACTGAGTCGCTACCACTTTGTTGAGAAGTAGATTGAGAAGGAACAACTCCCATAGGAGTTGGAACCTGCTGTGCTCTCTTTCTCTGTTCAAAGCTTTCGTTAGTAGCAGTTTGAGTAACAGGAGCTTCGCCCCCACCACCATTCTGCATTCTATACAACTGAAATAGATTGTCAACAGTTATGTTCTTTGGGTCATCCATCACTTGTACAAATTGGTTAATCTCCTCTGGAGATGCTCCATATGTTTTACTAAGATGTTGTCCCATTTGTTGCATATTCTGCTGTACTTTTTCTTTTTCAGCCTGTTGTCTAAGGATATCTTCTCTCTCTTTAACCAAACGCTCTCTCTCTTCTTGTACTACTGCCTGTGTATATTGGGTGTGTAAACGATTATACTCATCCATATTATCACGCCAGTTATCTACTTCGTCAAGATAGGCGGCTGACTCTGATTGAGGGTCATCCATAGCATCCTGTCTACTAAACCCACGAGGCTTTTGAGGCTTCATAGGAGGTTCAGGAAACTGCTCTTGTTCTGGTTGCTCTATGCTTTCTGGCTGAGGTTGTGATACTGCTTGATTCTCTAATGCTTCAAGGCGTTTTGCCATTTCTGCATTTTCATTTCTAGCTTTATCAGCCTCACTTTGCCAGTATTGGTAACGCTTGACATCGTTATCAACATCAGTAGGTTCTGCCGTTGCCGCTTCTGAAGGTATCTCCACTGGGGAAGGCTCCTGTTGGGCTTCAGATGGTTCTTCGTCCATCTTATTTGCACGGAAAAATTCATCTACTAGATTCCCCTTATCTTGAGTTGCATCAAATGCACTCTCAGGTGTCATTGGGGTCTCTTGACTAACTTCAGGTGTAGCCTGTTCGGTATCCGTTGCCGGAGCGAAAGTATCTTCCATAGTTATGTCCTTTTCAATTTGTAGGCTCTATTTGGACTTAGAGGTACTACTTTCTTTTTTACTTTGAGCTACGGCGGACCGTACTTCGCTCTTTACCTGTCCAAGGGCGTCATCAAGGCGTTTCTCGAATAACTTGCCTGCCGATTTCGACTGGGTTGAAGTTTTATCGAGGTCCGACTTAAATTTCTCTAGTTCAGCTCTTTGCTTAGCGTGGTAAACTTCTCTTTCACGTGTCTGCATATCGCCTTTTAATTTTTTAATTTCTTCTTGTTGCTGTTTAACCTGTCCTTGCAACTGACCAACTAAATCTGTTCTTTCTAAGATACCTTCCATATCGAATACTTCTGTCTTCTTCAATACTTCTTTCTTATCAATAATACCTTTCTCATAAGCATCCATATACATCTCAAGCTGTGCGTAACGATTAGTTGGTAGCGTAGACCCAGTAACAACAACAACGTCAAAAGCTCCTCTGGATATATCATTGATTACGCTTATCTCCCCTGTTTTATCATCATACAATTTCTTATTAATAGCAATCTCATTTAAACTATTATTAGGTTGTACAATTCTTACTACTTTTTCTGCTTGATATAACTGTTGCATTAATGGAATAGCTACTTTAGCCATCCTTGCTAATCCAGTTTCTATATCTTGTAATTTAGACTTAATCTTTCTTTGACCAAATTCATCTAAGCTAACAGTAGCTTTATATGTATGAGGTGCCGCTTGTGCATTACCCTGCATTAATTCATATAGACCTAATGCGTGGTCAATATCCTGCTTAGCAACTTGCTCGTTCTGATATAATGTATTAGGTAATGGTGTAGGCTGAACTGGTTGAGGTGCTCCAGAATCCATATCGACTTCTATTGCAACTCCCGGTTGAGCCCATCTTTGTTCAAAGTCCTGCATATCTACAGAACCACTTGGTATTAAAATTTTTGTATTCGTACTTGTTGTTGCGTGTGCAATAATAAGAGACCGTGTCTTATTAATATACTCTTGCATATCTTTAACCATTCGGACATCAGATACCGGGTAGGGTGTTCTAGTGTGAATGTTCATAAACAACACAATCGGATAGTGTTCCACAGGTAGAATGCGGGAGTAGAGATATTTGTCTCCCATAATGACGCACTGTTTTACCCTTTGTATTGGAACTGACACGGTCTCAATTAAACCTTCGTTAATAAAATCAGCGTGAGTAAGTTGCTCTATCTTAGGAAGTTGAGGTGGGTCGACACCTTCTGCTTCTGCTTGTTGAACCCCCTGCTCATATTGTTGCATTAACTTAGCTATGATTCCCTGTGCTTTTTTAGCATCAGTCATTGGCTGTCCATTAATCTTCACAGCAGGTCTTGCAAGGTATTCTTGCATTTCTTCTTCAATAAAAACTTCTTCACGTTTCTCTATATTGTTCTTTACGTGATAACGCTTAACCCATACTTTATAGTAACGCTCGTAACCCCTTATATATTCGGAGCTTTCACCAAAATTAATATCTGTTTTAGTTGCTGTATCTTCGGGGAATACAATCCCTTTATCATCTACTCTTTGAGTAGTAGGTCTATCTGTGTGTAAATCTGATTCGGCGTTCTTAATTGCTTCTTCGTATTGAGGATACATCTGCTTAGCTTGTTCTTTTGTGAACATACGACTAATAATAATGTTTTCTGCATCTTCTGCTAATCTATCTCTAGAATTAGGGTCTACATATACATCAAGAGGGTCGATATCGTGAATACATACTTCACCACGACCATAATCTTTCAAGGGGTCAATATAAACCATCATAGCTCCCATACCCATTGTATAGTAGTCATCTATGCAGTTGCGGAGTGCCTGAGTCCCATCTGATATATACCACATATATTCGAGTAAACCATTAAAGACCTGAGCAACTTTGTTGTCGGAATCTTCTCTTGGTGATACTCTGAATTGTGGTTTTCCTGAAGTAAGAAGTGCTTTTGCGGCTTCTACTGCTGGATGGATACGATTTACTACGAGTGGTGCTTGACCCCTCTCAAGTAAAGTTTTTTCTTGTTGTTGGGTCCACTGCCTTCCTAAACGAAATTCAGCATCTTCTTGAGCCTGTTCAGCCCAGAGTTCCCTCTTATTAGAATAAGATTTAAATATAGATTGTGTCTTTTCAACGATGTCCTCAGGGACTTCGCCTTCTCTCTCAACGTACGCCATTGGGGCGAACTTACAACTTACATTGTCATCCAGTCAAGTATTTTTCTAGGTTTTGATTTAACTTCACCTTCAACATATTCTTTACGTCTACAGGGCTTTACTCCATCTATAGCGTAATATATCGCATCTAATATATCATCGTGTTTTCCCCTAGGATAAGATAGAAACTCTTGTTGAGCGTGTATATCCTCATTCCTAAAGAAAAACTCTCCTCTTGCGAGCGGGGCAACCAAGGACAACAATCGTTCGGATTTTCTTTGTCTTGGTTTTATGCCTTTCTCGAGTCCGGGTATATACAACCCCTCGTCCAGCATCTGCTTTCTTACGTTACTCCTCAGTGCCTCTTGGTAGCCCACCGTCTCAATTTTCATTTTTCTAGGTTTATACTTTTTATAAATCTTAATAATTTCTGCTGGCTGTATTGCAGGGTCAAGCTTATCCCGGAGAATATCGACAATATACTTATTACCGTCACCATCGACAGCCATAGTAGCAATAACAAAGAAATCGCTCCTAGCAGATAAGCTACTAGCAGGGTCAATCCCACAATAAATGTCAACAGGTTTATAACTCGGCTCCCCATCAATGTAACGACAGAGTAAATTTTGTCCGTCCACTCGCTTATAGGAGTAATGATGTAATTTAATATAATGTGGTTTAAACGGTGCGTTGTCTGGCGATTGTGCTTCATTCATATACTCCTGATAAAATCCATTAAGATTACCAACTGATTCAAACTCAGATTTAATCTGTAAGATTCTCTCCTCGGGGAAGCGTTCTTCCCATATGGAGTTCCCATCATCTCCATAGATTGCGTACCATAAAACATTCCAAGCAGGAGATTCCTTAGCCCAATATAAGAAACAATCTTCTGAAATAACAGTACCAATCATAACTACCCGACCATCGTCAGATAAAGAAGGTATTACTGCTTCAGTGACCCACTTTCTATTTTTTGCTCTACCTTCTGCTGTAGCCGCATTTAATTCTGATTCATAGTCATCTATAATAATGAGATTAGGACGAGTATCACCTTCAATAAACCCCCGTACACGCTGACCAGTACCAACAGCAATAACCCTAGCTCCGTTAGCGAGGACGATGTCGTTGTTGGTCCATCTTTTTGCTGTAGTTGCACCATAGTCTCCAAACATTTGTTTAAAATTCTGTGAATTATCTAAATGATATTTAATCCTAGATAAGAAGTTTATACTCTGAGATTGTGACTCAGAGATAATAACAATGAATAGGTCCTCGGCTGATGGTTTAAAGGCTATCTTGTGAAGGGGTAGAATCAAGGAGGTCACGGTACTTTTAGCAGTTCCACGAGGAGCCGCTATCAATACCCGCCTTTTAGACACATCAGCCAAGGATTTATAAATCTCGTTATGAAAAGGAGGTATATCCTTATTCAAAGCAGTAGGGAACATAGTTCTTCCAAATAGACCTATGTCCCTCCTAAGCTTTTTCAGGGCATTTTCTTCTGCCCATTTAGCTTCAAAGGTGTCTACCTGTACGGGGTTCCCGATATCCACGATACTAAACTAGTTCTGTCACCTGCTATTACAGGCTTTACTCTATGTAACAACCAAGATGGAAAGAATACTGCATCACCTTTTGTTAACTGTACTGGAGTACTATTTCTTCCAGCCTTAAATTCTAATTCCCCACCTTTGATACACTCTTCTAAAATTAAGGACATACTAATCTTTCTATGGTCTATACCCTCACCACCACAATCTTGATGCCAATCATAATGACCTTTATCTTTATGACTATACTCAGTGTACTGTGGGGCGTCTTTAAACCCTTGTATTTCAAAATGCCAATTATCATCATTAGCTATCTTAGCCCACTTCCATATTCTATAATATAACCACTTCCATTCTGAAGTATTATATTGTGGGACCCATTTAATCATACTGTTTCTATAATCTCTCTGTACACCAGCAAGAGTAGTAGCAGTGTTTATGGGTAATTTTTTCATCTTAGTCATTACTTCATCGCATTCATCTGCTTGAAGCATATTCCTAACTAAGTACCAACGGTCAAATCTAGTCTTCTTTATCGGGGACTGGATGTTTTGTATCGCTATCTCCAATGGGAACCTCCTGTTTTCTAGTTGCAATCAGTTTATTTTCTTCCTGATTAATATTATCTATCAATGCTCTGGTCTGGACGGCTTCAAGCTTATCAGTAACCGTTACTGTTTCTTTGTCTTTCATTCCGTGTATTTCCATACCATCATTAACGAAACCCCTTATTCCATTAACATCTTCTTTTTTAAGTGCTATCTCCACACCCTTCTTCATTAACTCAATGAAATAGTCCGCATCCATCATATTGGAAGCCAGCATCTTCTGTGCCTCATCTCTTTTCATAGTTTTAAATGTCTCCGTTCTCATATGGCGTTTCAGCTTACGTCTCTTACTTATACTTACTGAGCCATATACTTTATCAATAGCAACATCACGATTCTCTGTGACTGCCGCCCAAAAAGCTAAGTCTTGGTAATCTTCTGAATTACACCTGACTTCTAGCCAATTCTTTCCACTCATAGTGGTATTAGTTACTCTACCCCCACAATTAAGTTTCTTATTAGGATATTTAGAGTCCCACATAATATAACCAAAAGGAAACCTAAAGTAATAGCTATTTCTCCCATCCTTAGCCGTGTATTCCTTTTTCTTTATTAAGCGTGCTACATATTTATCATCAGTTAGGGCATATTCACCCTCTGTAGACTCTTGCCAATGCTTAAATGGAATATTGGCTATATTAGCCTCTTCCTCTGTGTATATTATATAATCAGTAGGACCAACCTTATTATGATTGATTGTTACACTGAACAAGGTACCACCTTAGCCTGACTAATGTGGATATACCCTATTTTCTTATCAATCTTGTCCTCTTCACCACCAAATGCTGTATTCCTTGGTAGTTTACGGCTTTCCCATTTATAGTTAAACTTTTTATTATTAAGCTTTGTTATGTTAAATACATATATATTAGGACTTACAACTACTATATAAAGGAAGTCTTTACCATCTATCTCTGAACATCCCTTATTAGCCATATATTTGTCCCATTCTATAAGGCAATCATCGTAATGTTTACCCCGTATCTTGATTTCTGCTATATATCTGTGCTCTTCAGCATCATAACTAGAGTATTGTTCCCCAGTAAGTGTGAATTTAGTACCTGTTTGTAGATTTATCCAGTCACAAACGCTTTGTTCTGTTATAGGCGTTTTAATACTGGTAGGACGTACCTCTTTAACCACCTCTTTATGGGTATTCCTAGATATATCGTTAGAATGTTCCACATTAGCCGTAGATATAGGTACATTATGCGTACCATTCGTTTTAAGATTATCTTCATATTGCTTATAAGCCTCCATAATGTCGTGATATCGTTTACCTCTATGGACCTCAGCTTGGAATCCCTGCATTTCTGCTAATTCCTCCCACACCAATGTGTGATTCAGCTTATTGTCCTTAGTTAGGTACTTACTAATGTCAACGATGTAACTCATCTAGTGCGACTTTTCCCCTTATTTATTTAAATCAGTTCTAGCGAACTAACCACAAAATATACTAATAATGTAATAAGTATATTAAGGAGATGCAATAGTTAGTATTTTCTTTAACCCAACCCCTATAGGTGCTTCTACAGCAACCATTTAGTGGAATCTGCTATATATCTTTGTTTTCTGTTACTTTTTCAGAGTGTACAATCCTAACATTCTCCCATTTATTGTGTAACCAACACCAGTTCTCGCCCTCTCTAATGTTGACGTATTGATGCCTAGTGGAATCGTTAACTGCAACAATATCATCAAATACGGTTGCATCGCTATCGGAATGAATGCTTAATGTAGCACTACCTGTCAAAAGTATTAAAATAAGTATTTTTATCATAAAAAAAATTACACAAAAAAAGTTTTAAAAAATACTGTAGAATGGGAGTACGTGATATACAGTTCACCGTACCCCGTCCGTTTTCACGGGCGTGGGGTACCGCTCCCGTTGAATCGCTTTCCAGCGATGAAACGCTCGCCCCTCCACTGGTGAAACCGTAGGGTTACTGGTGATATCCCCTGCTAGTTATGAAGATATGTAAATAATAATCTAACCATCAAAGGACTACGCCTATGAGCTTAAATATCATTTCAATCTCCAACACCACCAGTGGTACTGTCAATCCTCGGACTCAAGAGTACGAGGCAGACACTGACCGTAACGGCAAAGTAATATACTCTGCCGAACGATTCAGAGTTAACACTACCCCTGATTCGACTATGCCTGCACAGTTGACTGCCCAGCAAGTGAGTAAACTCACTAGCTTTGCACTCAAAGCTGGCATCACAGTCTCAGTCAAGACTGGTGTTAAGTACGAACTCTCCCGTAGAGTCCCTAAGGACTCAACTACGGTTGACGGGATAGAAAGACCACCGATTACTCAGTGGTACTTCCGACCCGAGCGTCAACCTCTTGGAGAGTTAGCACTCTAACG